CTAAATGACCAGCTTTACCCATTCCTGGCCGCGAGTGTCGTTGTATCGATCTGTTGTTGCCTGCACCTTGTGGCCCAGTAACGTTTTAGTGTCGATCCCCTGTGCGCGATATAGCCGTTCGGATAAAGAGCGCTGTTCGTGGAATGTGGTTGGCGTTTTTCCTGCTGGTGGAATTATCCCAGCTAGATCCCGTGCTTTGGCAAAGTAGTCGCTCAGGTTGTCTTTACTCATCGGCTTTGGTTGTTTCTGGTGCCGACTATGGATTAGATATGGACTTAATATTCTGTCTCGGCACCCATCAATAACTTCTTTTAACGTTATCCCAATGGCATCACAGCGTAGTGTAAGCGGTAACGCCAGACGCATTCCGGTTTTTCCCTGGGTGATATGCAAGTGTTCGTTCCACACATCTGAAAAACGCATGTGGCAAATGTCATCACGGCGCTGACCAGTTACAATCGCAAGAAGCATTGCGTTACGGATAAAGTGTTTTTCAGGCGTTGCATTGTAAATTTTTTGCCAGTCTTCCAGGGTGAGTCTGGCTCTGGTTACTTTAGGGATCGGTTTACGGGTAGCCTCCGGAGGATTCCATCCAGGAGGAACTTCCCCTGCATGCTGTGCTTCTTTATAAATATCAACCCATAATCCACGATTTACTCTCGCTGTGCTGACCATGTCTTTATCCAGCCACTCATCCAGTATTAATGCAAAGTCTCTTACTTCCAGTTCTTTCAATGGGTGGCTTCCCAGACGGGAAACCAGGTATGCAGCCATTCGGGCTTTTTCTTTGTGAGTTGTAGCTGCAATATCTCCATTTTTCAGTCGCGCATCCTGTATTTTCAGATATCGATCAACCCATGCCTTTAATCTGATACCCCGACGTTTTGTTGCTGACGGACTTTCATCAATTTTGCGCATGAAATATTCAGCTTCTGCTGCAGCTATTCGCTGATTGGCTGTGGAAGCGATTTTTTCTGCTTTGCCTTTGTCTGTTCCGAGACCGTGAAATTTTCCAGTCACAGGGTTTTTATACTGGTAGTAAACCCTGCCAGTTCTGCGATCAAACTTTTCGTAAAGACCGGTTACGTCAGTGCTGTTTTTTCGTGGCCTCGGTGACATGAGTTAAAATCTCCTTCAGTGCATCATCATCGCCAGTATGAATTTCCGGCGCAATTCCCGTTTCACCAGGTCCAACAAATACTGCCCGGCGATCTATCAGCCAACGCCCACGAATTTTTTGTGGTCTTGGAACGATGTATCCTAGTTTTCCGTATTTCACCAGGGTAGTGTTTGTTATTGGGAGACTGAACCGTTTTGGTTTCCACTCGTCGAGCGTTATCAGGTACTGTTCGCTCATGGCTATCACTCCGGAACGCGCCAGTTGCAGAATACCAACGACAACTGGCGACGGTTGAACATTAAAAATCAGCCTGGCTCGGGATCAGTTTTTGCCAGATAGCTGAAACGTATTTTGCCTGGTAACGGGCGTCATCAAGTGCATTATGGCGCTCACCTTCGAATGGAATAGCCGTTCTGGCATCGAAGTCTATGGCTTTCCCCAGTTCAACGATTGTGCGTACATCGCGATCGTTGCAGTAGCGCCACGGGCAGGGGATCCCCTGCCGTTCGTATGAACGGCGCAAAATCGTGTTGTCGAAGTTGGCTCCATTTCCCCAGACCTGAACAAAAAACTCACCGGAGTTTTCGTCGATAAATTCCCGCAATTGTAACAGTGCATCATCTAACGGGATTTCATCGGTCATAATGGCAGATTGCGCTTCGCGTGATTGCTTAAGCCACCATTTAATGGTGTCCCGATCAATGACTCCGCCAGCAGTTTCCAGATCGATAGTCTTACTAAATTCCGGTCCCATATCTCCGGTTTGCGGATCGAAAAATATTGCACCTATTGAGATAATCGGGGCCTCAGGATTTTTTCCCATGGTTTCAAGGTCGATCATTAGATGGTCACACGTCCTGCTGGTGGATGTGATAAAGTGATGACCGTTCATCGTAATTAAGGGATCTGCCGTCTCGCCAGTTTCACTATCGCTGGCGTGGTCCTGAGCGCTGCCAGCATTCTCCTTGTGTGGATGTTCAGCGCCTTCCATTTTCTCCGAATCGTCTTCCTGAACTTCAACCTGGTTCTTGTCATCGAATGTTTCCTGGTATGTTGCGTCGCCCATCACCGCACCACAATCAGGGCAGTTGCCGCCACCGCTCTGACCGCAGGCGGTGCAGATCTTTTCCGGTTCCTGTTGCACTACTGGTTCAGGTTGTTTCGTTTCTGGCTCGTTTTGTTGCGTATTTGGGCTGTTTTGTTCCGCTTTCTGGTCGTTCTGTTCCGTTTCTTGCTGGTTCTGGTTCACAGAATCGCGGGTTTCAATCCCCTTCACCCATTTCGGATCATTCGGATCGCTAATCCCTGCAACAAATTCACCACGTGATACTGCAAGCAGTTCATCGGCGTCAGGCTGGCTGATATTGGCTGCCTGCATAATTTTGTTTACTTTGTCAGCGGTAACTTTTACCGGCCCTGGTTGTGCGGTCGTGTCAGATGCACCAGTATTTTGTTGTGAACCTGAGTATGTACCGTTTTTGCGGGCGAAATATTCTTCTTTCGTGATTTCAGTAGCCCCGGCAGCCAGTGCCTTATCCAGACCAGAAAGTTTGTTTGCGCGACCGTATTTTTCGCCACCCTTGTCGGTGAAGAGGAAGTAGAACGGCCCCTCACGCTCTACAGATGGTTCGACTTCCACTTTGCATTCGGTTTTTTCGTTGTCCGGAATTGCCGTTTCCACTGCATCAGTTTCTGGTACTGGCGACGAGAGAGTATCAGTTGCGCTCTGATTTGTTCCTTCATCTTCAAACACGCCCTTTGTAGTCAGGTATTCAGTAATGTATTTGTTCAGTGCCACAGGGTCTTTGTGAATGTCGATCGGACGTTCACGGACAAGGCCAAAAATAGTCTGGCGGTCGTAGCGAAGGGCATCAGGCTGTTTGCGCATTGATGCCGAGATACGCTTCCAGTCTTCGCGGTCGTTGTCGATAACTTCATTTTTTGCCCAGCGATGGATGCTGCCGTCAATGTTTCCGGCATCCACATCACCAGGCCAGAGAGCGTAGGCCAGTTCGTCATCCAGTGTTTTCCATGTCTGCTTGTATTCGCGATGAGTGGCAGCAATGACCGGGTTGATTTTTCCTGTTGAATTTTCAGTGTGCTGTTGATTGGCTCTGGCGCGGGCGAGATCAACAACAGACGTGTATTTTCCGGTTTCCTTGCGTTCACCTTCGCGACGTTTTTTCCAGATGCGCATCTCTGCCTGAATTTCGGGCCATTTGGCACCAGGCTTACATTTATGCTTAACCCACCCGATGGCATGCAGCTTAAGCTCCGGATACATGGCGTTAACTTCTGGCATTTTCATCAACGCTTCAACGATATGGCCGTCGAATGTTGCCATGTCTTCCTGCAACAATTCCTGTGCGCTAATCACCATATCAACAGTGATGTTTTCACATGTGTCGAACTTAACCATGACAGCGTTCTGTACTTCAGGGGCTAGGTTGTCAAAAGTGACGTTCATCGGATCGGATTCAGTCTCGACCGGGACAAAGGAAGCAGACGCCTCATCCCAGCGGTTTTCCTGCATATATTCAGCATCCCAGGAATCGAGGGCAGGGCGGGGTATACCGGGTTTATCCTCGCAGACAAGAAATTTATAAGCGCAGTCCTGAGCAGCCGGATAATGTTCCAGGAATTGCCAGTGAAATTTTGCGCGTGCGCGACGTTCATCACCGGCTTCAATGGCAGTGGCTACAGCGACTGCACCTTCTTCCTTTATTGCCTGTTCGTCCGGAATGGCGGCGCAAATAAAGACTTTACTCATTTTGTTTTACCTCATTACAGATTTAAGGGTGAACAAATCCCTGCCATTGCTGGCATATAAGAATGAAATCGGATGTTTATTACGGAACTGTTTTAAAGACCTGCCGGGATTTCGTTATTATCCTGGTGAATAACTTTATCGACCGGGTAACAGTTACCGGGAATTTTCTGTTCGGTTGCTGCAGTCACACACTCCTGCATTGTCCTGTGAACACTGACTGCAATATCAACTGGCTCTCCGGAAACAAGAAAAACTGTCAGAACAAGTGCAAATGCTGTATTCATTGCCAGCATCCTTTTTGTATCGGACGTAAACGAGCCAGCATTGAAAGAATGCATATTTTATTTAATAACTCCCGTTCGTGTTTTCTTTTGTTAATGGCATCTTCAGTAAATACAGGGTTACTGATAGTGACACCAATTTCAAAACAACCTTCAGACGTATTAACGTTTGGTAATAACGTTTCCATTATCGCGTCCTCAACAATGAATTTTGTGATGCAGTGCCTGGTGCCTCCAGGTGACGTTAACCAGTTAACAATTAACGCCGGATACAGAGAATCCACCCATAACACTGTTTTTGGTTTTAACTGTTCCGCGTGCGCTCAGCCGCATTCACCACATCACAAAATTCACTTTAAAAAGGGCGGCAGAGCAGTCACGGAGTAAAACTGATACCGCCAAACGTCACCAGAAAATTGATAACAGAGGGCGTTGCAGCGGGGTTGTCACTTAAGCGTATGGTCAACCTGACAACCCGGTGTCCTCAACGGGGAAGGAATAACCCCGCCATACTTACCGCCGCGCCATTTCGCGGAGTGCCACAACCGGAAGCGCACGGTCGACGAAAATTTAACGACAGGCTATCTATGAACCAACTACCTCGCCGTGCGCTTTCGCGTTATGGTCTGACTTTTCAGGGAAATATCCTTTCAGTAAACTGTCAGTGCCGGATGTTCACCCGTGTCCGGCGCACGCACTCCACCTCACCCGTGGAGAACTCCTTAATTACCAACCCTCAGGAGGGTGAATGTTAAAATCAACTCTTATTGCTAAATGCCTTTATCAAAATCGCATGGTAAGCAGCATTTCAATAGGCGAGTCTGCAGTTAAAAGTATTTTCGAAGAGTACTTTCCCGGGCATGATTTTAATAAATGGAATACCAAATTACCGCCAGCAGTTTCAACGCGTATTCTGAAAGCAACTGAAAGAGCAAGTACAATTCGCGTTAACTATTTCATTAAAGATTTGTGGGATCTTTGATATCCACCGAGCCTAAAGTATGTGCATATGGATGTGCTATTGTGCGCCCTCGCAGATTTGCATCATTTTCTAAATTCACTGAACGAAACAGGGCATCAACAAGACTCTGTACAATGCAAAGGCAATCGAAGAGTGTTGCTGTTTCTGTTTTGATTGATGAAAGAACATGGCCATTCACGCAAACAGAAATTACCCGTTCATTAACGTCGCTTTCCTGCTTTTGATTATCAGAACCATATAGCCCAGAAAAAGCATTGCGCACATTACGAACCATATTATCGATGGTTTCTTTTTTGGTGTATGCCGGGTCAATTTTCACCAGACTATCACCGAGAGTCGTTGCAGCAATTGTCTGGATTTCTTTTGGTAAATCTTTAAATTCCATTATTAGCCTTGTTGGTTAGCTATTAACGTGGGTATGTAATCATTCTGGCAATGCTTAATGCCGCTGCTTTTTCCAGATTGGTGATATCCTGCTCCAGAGCGGACAGATTTTCAGCCTGCTTAGCCCTGGCTTCATTGGCCCATTTCAGATCCTGCGCTGCATTAATTTTCTGGCGCATCCACTCATAAAGTTCATCATCGGTATAGTCTGGCGCGATGATGACGGGTTCTCGTTTCTGCATACTGATTCCTCGCGGTGCTGCTTCGCTTATCAGCCGTTAGATTTTGCCGAGCTGGAAAGCGCCTGTTTAAACTCACTGAAGCTGAGAGCTTCTTCGCCTTCGGCAAGGCCTTCGAAGTATTCTTCGTAAGCCTTTTCCATGATTGTGTCGAAATCCATATCACTCACCTGAGTTTCTTTCCAGCCAGCGACGGGCACCATTTTCGGTTTTAAACGTTTTGCTTTTGGTATACGTCATCGCGGTGAATGTGCCGTCCTGGTTGGGAAACACGCCGTACACCAGAGATTCGTTGTTGCCAAGATCGATAGTATCCATGTTGACCTCATTTCCCCTTAACGCCGGGGTAGCGGAACAAAAACCTGCTGCATAGTTATTAAAGTTGAACCCTGCCGTCATGTTCTTACGCCTCGGGCTGGCTACTTAACCCCTGACCACTGCCTAGTAACTCGAAGTATTACCCTGCATTCTGTGGGGTGGGGTGAGGGAATGAATGAAGTTTAGAAAAATGAACTTTTCAGGTCAATGTTTTTTTATCAAAACATTTTAAGCAGGCAGCTGTTAAGCCATCATCACGATGGCATACAGTTAATCAAATAGATGAGGTTGGTTAAATATCTTGTTGAATTTTAAAGCATACGCCCAATATGCAAGATAGATCATCCAGCATAATTGAAGGGTAGCGAGGATTCGTGGGGACTAAAAGAATATCCGGCCCTTCTATCTCCAGTTTACGAATGACAGGTGTTGTGGTCCCTTTGGGTAAGGCAAGGACAATATTTCCTGGTTGTACGGTTCGATCGGGATCAACAAAAACTGTTGAACCATTTGGGATGGAAACTCCCCCACCAGATGTTGACATACTGTCACTCTCTAGAACAACTGCAAAGGTATTGGCCGGGATTTCTCCGACAAGCTGCACACAAGAGGTTATTGAGGAATTTTTCATATAATCACTCCAGCTTGCTGCCTGCTGAAGTGATAGTAGCGGAACCGTTTTTATCGGCGGTAAAGATAGATCAAGCGAATCACCTGTATTTAACTCTCCTCCATTAAGAAGCCAATTTTCGTTTACTTTCAATATCTTTGCCAGTGAACTTATGTAACGCGAGGACGGCGCTCCTCCACCGTTCATCCATTGACTTACGGAGCCTTTTGATGCGCCAGTGGCATTGACAAGGTCTTTGCCTTTCAGGTTTAGCGCATGCATACGTTGGGTTATGCGTTCAGATATTGTTTGCTTGCTCATGTTTTGATTTTAAAACACAGATGGTTTTGTTTCTTGACTTTCTTTGGTTTTGATTATTAAACTTTTGGCGTTCAGTTTTATGGAGCGACTCATGAAAAAATCAGAAGTATTAGGCTATTTTGGCGGAGTTGTTAAAACAGCCGCAGCTCTAGGAACGTCAAAAACCACAGTCAGCATGTGGGGGGAAGAGGTTCCGTGGAAATGGGCGTTGCTAATTCAGGCAGTCACTGCCGGGGCGCTCAAATATGAGTTACACATACCGACGGTTGTCATTCCCGGTTCTGATCATAATCCGCCTTCTAACCAAGGGGGGATTCATGAAAATCAAGCATGAACACATCCGCATGGCGATGAATGCCTGGGCGCGTCCTGATGGCGAAAAAGTTCCAGCAGCTGGAATAACCCAGGCTTATTTTGAGTTGGGTATGACGTTTCCTGAACTGTATGACGACAGCCATCCGGAAGCCTTGGCTCGCAATACCCAGAAAATTTTCCGCTGGGTAGAGAAAGACACCCCTGATGCAGTTGAAAAAATTCAGGCGTTGTTACCAGCGATCGAAAAGGCAATGCCACCTTTGCTGGTGGCCAGAATGCGCAGCCACAGTTCAGCTTATTTTCGGGAGCTGGTGGAGACGCGGGAGCGATTGGTGAGAGACGCTGATGATTTTGTCGCAGTGGCAATCGCCGGTTTCAATCAGATGAACCGTGGTGGCCCGGCAGGAAATGCTGTGGCAGTACATTGACTGACAATAGCCATATCGAATCGCTTCCGGCAACTCGTGAGTAAAAAGATTCGGTATCAGAAGAGGTGAGTATGGCTAACGCTTGGCTCAGATTATGGCATGACATGCCAAATGACCCTAAGTGGCGAACAATTGCCAGGGTGTCAGGGCAGCCAATTGCAACAGTGATGGCAGTGTATATCCACCTCCTGGTGAGCGCGTCACGAAATGTCACGCGAGGTCACATTGATGTCACGACAGAAGATTTGGCAAGTGCGCTCGACGTGACAGAAGAGGTAATTGATTCAATTTTGCAGACGATGCAGGGGCGGGTACTTGATGGTGATTTAATCACTGGATGGGAAAAACGCCAGGTGCTTAAAGAGGACAACGGCAATATTTCGCAAACCGCAAAATCTCCTGCAGAGCGCAAGAGGGCGCAGCGAGAGAGGGAAAGAAAGCGGGAACAAAATGGCGATTGTCACGGCGCGTCACGAAATGTCACGCACATGTCACGACGAGTCACGACAGATAAAGATACAGATAAAGATACAGATAAAGATACAGATAAAGATACAGATCAAGAAGATCAAAACACTATGGTCCATGGCGTAAAAAACGCCACGAACCAGGCAGGGGATGTTCAGACCGTCAATCTTGGTCAGCCAGCAGGCACGACACCGGAAGCCGATTCAGCGTATGCGCTGAAAGCCGATTCGGGCGCTGTGCAGCAGGTGATGACCGCAAGGCCGGAGCAATCACACCAACTGCAGCAGCCTGAAGCCGATTCCGCCATTCAGCGGGAAGCCGATCGGGTAGTCCCGGAAAACACCGGGCAGCCTGTGGGACGAGTAGATTATCCGGATGTGTTCGAACAGGTCTGGCGGGAATACCCGTTGCGTGCTGGGGCAAACCCGAAGAAATCCGCTTTCAGTGCCTGGAAGGCCAGATTACGCGAGGGGGTGCCACCAGAGGCCATGCTGGATGGTGTGAGGCGTTACGCAAGATACCTGGCGGCTACCGGGAAAACGGGAACGGAATTTGTTCAGCGAGCGACGACGTTTTTTGGACCGGACCGGAATTTTGAAAACCCCTGGTTGCTCCCGGTAAGCGGTACGAACAACCAGCGTTGTGTGAATCATATTTCTGAACCGGATACCGAAATTCCACTGGGCTTCAGGGGGTAAGTGTGTATTTCTGGTCATGAGGTAATTTTCAGGAGGGCTTGTGGCAAAAGTTTTTACACAAGAAGAGCGGGAAAAAATTAAAGGGCAGGTTCTTGAACTCGTACGCCAGAGTGGGCGCGAGACGTTACGACAACTGGAAGCTAAAACTGGGGCAACAAGATATCTGATGAGCGTTCTGGCCAGAGAGCTGGTTGCCAGTGGCGATGTATACAACTCTGGTTACGGGTTATTCCCGTCTGAACAGGCGCGTAAGGACTGGCAAAATGCCCGTAAAAAGCTCTCAAGGGCAAAGCTGAAGAAACCATCTGCGGTTGATCCGGACCTTATCTGGTCATTACCTGATGGAGAAATACGTCGTTACGACAGGCGTCATAATATAATTTGTACTGAGTGTCGTAAAAGCGAAGTTATGCAGCGGATATTGTCGTTTTATCAGGGGGATGTTCGGTATTTTTTGAAGTGACGAGATTAAAGTGCATTAGTTCAGATGTAAATTGACATTTTGTGGCACAGGGTAGAGCTAGCGTGGTTGTCCGCTTTGTGCCAGAAGCGGAAGTTGCTTACATCGTGCTATGTTAGTTTAATGGGAGCAGGTAAAGGGGGGGATTCCCCAGTAATTCCCCATAGCTTCCCTACCAGGAAGGTAGGCATAAAAAACCAGCAATAACAGGCTGGTTTATATAATCTTTTTGGTCGGCACGAGAGGATTTGAACTTCCGATCCCCGACACCCCATGACACTGCTTGTAAAACGCTGAGAGCCGCGCTATTGCTGGTTAAAAGCACTATTCATATGTATAAACAAACAGTGCTTTTTCAACAAAATCTGCTCTATATACTTCAATGGCTTAAGTGGTGGTTTCTCCCCATGCTTGGTAGGTATAATACCTTGATGCTAAAGTAGGTTACTCACTTGAAGAAACAGCTAGTTAGTATCAATTATGTTGCTCCAGCTGACTGAAAAAAGTTATCAATGATGCATGGAACATACGCCCTTGAATTTTTCATTAGATTTTAGAAAAGGAATTGAGCATGGGTTTAGCTGAGTGGTTTTGCGGATTTTGCTCCAATCTGACTGTAAAAGATGGTGGAACAATTTCAACTAGATATAGGAATATAACGAAGCGTTTAAATACGGATTTTTGGGATAGCAGTTCTGATACTTCTCATAGTCTCTACGTTGGATCATATGGTCGGAACACAGCTACGCAAGGCTTGAGCGATCTGGATATGATTTTTCAGCTACCATATTCCGAGTATCAAAAATACAATAGCTACTTAGGAAATGGGCAGTCAGCATTGCTTCAAGCGGTTAAGAGATCTATTGAAAAAACCTATGCTACCACTAGTATTAGAGGTGACGGTCAAGTGATCCTTGTACCGTTCAATGATGGAATTACATTTGAAGTCGTTCCAGCTTTCCTCAATGTTAGTGATAGTTACACATTTCCTGATGCGAACGGTGGTGGCCGTTGGAGGATTACAAATCCAAAGCCAGAAATTTCTGCAATGAGGTTAAGAAATAACATTACCAATAACAATTTGGTGCAACTTTGTAGAATGGCAAGAGCTTGGAAGCGTAAATGGGATGTACCTATAAGTGGTTTACTCATTGATACGCTTGCGTATCAATTCATTGAAAATTGGGCGCATAGAGATAAGTCGTATCTTTACTACGATTTCATGAGTCGTGATTTCTTCAAATGGATGGCTGATCAAGATACGAGTAAGGAGTATTGGAAAGCGCCAGGAAGTGGTCAGTATGTCTATGGTAAAGGGCTTTTCCAATATAAAGCAAAACGGTGCTATAACATTTCACTCGAAGCTATAGAGCATGAAATGGCGACCCCAAAACGCGAATGGTCGGCTAAGCAAAAATGGCGGGAGATTTATGGATCAACATTTCCAGACTAAGGATACACCTGAATCTAGAAGGGTTTTAGAAGGGCAGATCAGAGAGTGTTATGGTCGGGTCGTTTACTCACATAAGACGCATGAAAAATGCTCAGACATTCTCCTATCTCGACTATCTTCTATAAAGTTTTGGCAAATAATTCTCTCCGCCTTAACTACTGGAGGCTTTCTAGCAACTTTTTTCGGCGCGGGTGAAGTAGGCACGGGGGTTGGGATTGTTGTTTCAACACTGCTTCTCATTCTTAACGCTTATACCAAAGATTATGACCTTGGTGAGTTGGCGCAAAAACATAAGCAGGCTGCAAATGAGATCTGGTTAATCCGAGAAAAGTATTTATCATTGCTTACAGACTTAGCAATGGGTGAAAAACCAATCGAGCAATTGCAGTCAGAGCGGGATTCGTTACTCGAGAGTTTACATTCAGTGTATTCAGGCTCTCCTAGTACAACATTTGAAGCTTATAAAAAAGCACAGGACGCATTAAAAAACAAAGAAGATTTAACATTTTCTGAAGAAGAAATAGATGCTTTTCTTCCCAAGGAACTGAAAAGAAGATAAATATGTTGCGAGGGCAAATATAAATATTTGCCCCTATTTTTTTATTTGTTAATATTAATTTTAGCAGGGCTAACTTTCCGGTAAGAATTAATTACTGGTCATATGCTCCTTGGTTAATAAAATTCTATGCCTTACTTGGTGCTAGCTGGCTTTAATTTCTCCATGTGGAACTACAACCCAGTCGATATGGTTTTGCGTGTAGATTTTAGTTGATTTCGCATCGCTGTGTGCCATTCGTCCTTGTGGATCGATGCCCTGCTGATCAAAAAGATGTGCTGCTAAGGCGCGAATTTCGTGAAAGGTTGGCCTTTCATCCATCGGCCGTTTGTCATATAAACCCAGCTTGTCACGCGTAGCTGAAAACGACCGACTCAAATAGTCTGGTGCAACTTGAGTGGGATGAGAAACTTCTTTGCTGCGTTTAACCTGCCGTTCCGGGATCTGGTGAACGATAAATGGGCTGGCCACGTTATTGCGACTTTCATCAATGATCCGCTTCAATTCGTCACCAATCGGTGACCGCTACATGACGGGAACGCTTACAATCTATTAATGTCTACTAAGTGCTAGGAGCGGACATTGGTTAATGGGGATATGTCATTCGCCTGGGGCAGATCAAGAAAGTAAAAATCCCAGCTGTCGATAATTGGAATCCATGATAAGGTTTACGGGTAACTGATTGATAAATAAATTGAATGGAATATGGAAAAATGACAAAGTCAATAGCGGATAAATCTGTAACTGATTTAACTAAAGAAATCGATAAATTAAAGAAAATTGCCAAAGATCTTGAAGATGTATTACCAGAAAAAACACCACAAATTAATTCAGCAAAAAAAATCATTGACGATGCAATAAACGAAAGAGAAAAAGAGATAGAAAAGCGTTTCTAAGCATAACAATAGACTAGTCTCTGGGAGGCCGTACCAGCGGCCTTTCTTCTTCCCGTAATCTAGTAAAATCGTCGGTTTTTAATCAATTAATTAACTCATCTATTACCAACTCCTGGTTGGTTGCTAATGATGTCATAGTGTCGCTAACGGCCTGAATTACTCAGTCCGTTCTTCGCTCAAAGCGGGCTAGAAGGTTAGCTTGCGTCGGACTTGGCGTATTTAAAGAAGTGCTGGTGGTGACAGGTTATTATGTTCCATTTCTACAGAACAAAATCACAGAAACTATACCCAATAGTTGTATTGAATCACTGACGAGACAGCCTCATATTTATCAGGACTGGTGTACGTCCAATACAGGAGGTTGTGGTGCTGGTTCTCAAATGTGCGCTGGCTATTGCTGCTGTAATGGCAATTTATTGCCTTGCTGTTGTTCTTATGGATCGCCTTTCTGACTGATTTCATATTGGCGAGGTAACGGGAGTTAAGTAGAATGGCTGCGGGTGCTTGAGGCTATCTGTCTCAGGCATGAACACCAAAGGCAGATAGAGAAAAGCCCCAGTTAACATTACGCGTCCTGCAAGACGCTTAACATTAATCTGAGGCTCAATCTATGCTGAACACATGTAGGTTAGCCTCTTACGTGCCGAAAGGCAAGGAGAAGCAGGCTATGAAGCAGCAAAAGGCGATGCTAATCGCCCTGATCGTCATCTGTTTAACCGTCATAGTGACGGCACTGGTAACGAGGAAAGACCTCTGCGAGGTACGAATCCGAACCGGCCAGACGGAGGTCGCTGTCTTCACAGCTTACGAACCTGAGGAGTAAGAGACCAGGCGGGGGAGAAATCCCTCGCCACCTCTGATGTGTCAGGCATCCTCAATGCACCCACACTTAACCCGCTTCGGCGTTTTTCCGTTGATTAACTCTATTATCAGAGAACCGAACTTTTACTGATGGGGGCAGGGAGATGAAGAAACTTGTTTTAGTTGCAGGTGTAATGATTGCAACAGTAATGTTGGGAGGGTGTGCAGCAAAGATCGATCCTGCGTTGAAAGCAGAAGCAATGAAACCACTAACATGTAAAGATGAAAAGCAATGTGACTTTTATTGGAAACGAGCGCAATTCTGGTTGGCTAATAATTCCTCATGGAAAATTCAAACGGCGACAGACACGCTAATTTCCACTTATAACCCTTCACCAAATAGCCCATTCCTCGCTTATCAAGTGAGTAAAATGCCAAATGAAGATGGATCTGCAAGAATTTTCATCAAGCCTTTTTGCGATAATATGTTTGGCTGTCAACCAAACCCCTATCAGGCAATTGTTTCCTTTAAAAACTTCGTTAAAACTGGGCAGTAATGTATAGCGGGACGGTAAATTATTAGTGAAAACGCTGTAAACCCTATGGATTGAGTCAGGATTTAATCCGATAATTATTCTATCGTTCCTTTACAAGTCCGGCATATTACCTTCAGTTTGTTTTAGCATACCCGCTTCGGCGGGTTTTGTTTTTTTCTGGCATTCTGGTTTACAATACGCACGCCAGCCTGAACAACTGGCACCTGCTGCGCCAGCAGAGACAACCGATGGCGCACAATACCAAACATCACAATTCTGATACCGACCTTGCCAGCAGGCACGGGCTGCGTTCTCACGCATTCAAATATGACTGGTATCAGCACGATCCCTGCACTGAAGAACAGGCCGAATGGCTGATTCATAACTACCGCAGACGTGGGTATGAGTTTAAGAAAGCCCTTAGCCTCGACTACCGTCACTGGATAATCTACGTCAGGCTCCCTTATTCCGAACGCCCGCCGCGTCCATCCCGCACATTCCAGCAACGCATCTGGAGGTAACGTGCGGGTATTACTTCGACCTGTTCCGGTACCGGAACTTGGGCTGGTGGTGCTAAAGCCGGGCCGTGAATCCATGCAGGTATTTCATAATCCTCGAGTGCTGGTGGAACCGGAGCCAAAAAGCATGCGTAATCTGCCGTCCGGGGTCGTTCCTGCCGTTCGCCAGCCGCTGGCGGAGGATAAATCATTACTGCCATTTTTCAGCGACGAACGAGTGATTCGTGCTGCTGGTGGCGCTGGCGCATTGTCTGACTGGTTACTGCGCCATGTTAAATCCTGCCAGTGGCCATACGGCGATTATCACCACAGTGAAACCGTCATTCACCGTTATGGCGCTGGCGCGATGGTGTTGTGCTGGCACTGCGACAACCAGCTGCGTGACCAGACATCCGAATCACTCGAGCAACTTGCTCATCAAAACCTGTCAGCATGGATGATTGACGTCATACGCCATGCAATGAATGGCACGCAGGAGCGGGAGTTATCGCTGGCTGAATTATCCTGGTGGGCGGTCTGCAATCAAGTGGCGGACGCGCTTCCGGAGGCAGTATTACGTCGTTCTTTGGGGTTACGTGCGGAAAAAATCCGCTCCTTGTACCGCGAAAGCGACATCGTACCGGGAGAGCAGACCGCCACCAGCATACTGAAGCAGCGCACAAAAAATCTTGCGCCGCTGCCTCACGCCCACCAGCAAAACCCGCCACAGGAAAAGACGGTGGTCAGCATTGCTGTTGATCCGGAGTCACCGGCTCAGTATCTCCAGCGCCAGAAACCACAACGGGAAGAGATGCCTGTATACACGCGCTGGGTAAAAACGCAGAAATGCATGACGTGCGGTAATCAGGCAGATGATCCGCATCACATCATTGGTCATGGACTGGGAGGGATGGGAACAAAGGCTGATGATTTGTTTGTTATTCCGCTGTGCCGTAAATGTCATAACGAACTGCACGCCGGGGTAAAAGATTTTGAAGAAAAACACGGCAGCCAGCTGTTGTTGCTGATTCGTTTTTTAATGCACGCGAGAAATTCGGGTGTCCTGAAGTGGAAAGCATAAATGACTGAGCGCATAGAATTTGTTTTGCCTTACCCGCCGTCGGTGAACACCTACTGGCGCCGTCGTGGTGGCGTATATTTTGTATCAAAAGCCGGTGAGCGTTATCGCCGGGATGTGGCGCTTATTGTTCGCCAGCAGCGACTGAAATTAAATCTGTCCGGTAGATTGGCAATCAGGATTATTGCAGAGCCACCGGATAAGCGCCGCCGCGACCTGGACAATATCCTGAAGGCACCACTGGATGCACTGACACATGCAGGACTGCTTATCGACGATGAGCAGTTTGACGAAATCAATATAGTGCGCGGTCAGCTCGTTCCTGGTGGTCGACTGGGCGTGAAAATTTACGAAATAATGCATGACGGGCAGGTCAATAAATGAAGCTGGAAGATTTACCGAAATACTACTCCCCAAAATCGCCTGGCCTGACTGATGCATCCGTCTCGACGTCAAAAGATACGCTGAGTATCACTGATGTGATGGCTGCGCAGGGTATGACACAAAACCGTGCTGAGATGGGATTTTCTGCGTTCCTGGGGAAAATGGGCATTAGTATGAATGACAGGGCGCGGGCAACAGAATTACTGGCAGATTATGCATTAAGTCAGTGCGATCGCGTGGCGGCGTTGAGAAAACTTCCGGCAGAAATAAAACCGGCAGTGATGCGCATTATGGCTTCGTACGCTTTTGAGGATTATGCCCGCAGTGCAGCTAGTAAAAAACAGTGCCCTTGTTGCGGCGGGAAAAAATTTATTGAAAGCGTAGTTTTTACAAACAAGGTCCAGTATCCGGATGGCAAGCCGCCAGTATGGGCAAAGTGTACAAAAGGCGTGTATCCGTCTTACTGGGAAGAATGGAAAAAAGTCCGGGAAGTGGTAAAAGTTGCCTGTCCTGAATGCGGGGGAAAGGGTGAGGTCTCCACCGCCTGTAAGGATTGCCGTGGGCGTGGTGTAGCCATTCATCGTGAAGAGTCAGAAAAACGGGGCATGCCTTTTATCAGGGACTGCCAGCGTTGTGGCGGTCGTGGCTATGAAAGACTGCCGTCGACGGAGGCATTTAATGCCATATGTGAGGTGACAAATCAGATAACACGCGCGTCATGGGAAAAAACGGTTAAGCAATTCTATGACACTCTGGTGGTTCGGTTTGACATTGAAGAGGCATGGGCGGAGCGGCAGTTAAAAAAGGTAACCAGATAACAAGGTTGATTTTTCCGGAATCTGTGGTAAATTCGCCCTAACGATGGGCGTTTTATGCCTGACGTTAGAAGAATTTTTACAACCCGCCGCCGTGCGGGTTTTTTTGTCTGCACAACAGGTAAGAGCACTGAACCCGCAGACCTCGCGGAATTGGTGAAAGGTGCCGCGCAGTGCTCTTTCCGTTGTGCTGAATTAAGCGAATGCCGGAAGTAGAACCGGATCAACAAATGCGTACAGGCGTCATCGCCGCCCAGCAACAGCACAACCCAAACTGAGCCGTAGCCACTGGCTGTCCTGAATTCATCAGTGATAGTTATGCTGCGGCCTTCTTTTTCCCATTCCCAATATAAGAACTACGCAATCCGTTACTTGCGGAGGCGTTGCTATGAAATCAATGGACAAAATCTCAACTGGCATTGCCTACGGAACATCCGCTGGTAGTGCGGGATACTGGTTTTTGCAGTGGTTGGATCAGGTCAGTCCGTCACAGTGGGCTGCAATTGGAGTGCTTGGAAGCCTTGTGTTGGGTTTTCTCACTTATCTGACAAATCTGTATTTCAAAATCAGAGAAGACAGACGAAAGGCTGCGAGAGGTGAATAATGCCTCCATCATTACGAAAAGCCGTTGCTACGGCTATTGGTGGCGGGGCTATTGCTATAGCATCTGTGTTAATCACTGGACCAAGTGGTAACGATGGTCTGGAAGGTGTCAGTTACATACCATACAAAGATATTGTTGGTGTATGGACTGTATGTCACGGACACACCGGAAAAGACATCATGCTCGGTAAAACGTATACCGAAGCAGAATGCAAAGCCCTCCTGAATAAAGACCTTGCCACGGTCGCCAGACAAATTAACCCGTACATCAAAGTCGATATACCGGAAACAATGCGCGGCGCTCTTTACTCGTTCGTCTATAACGTGGGTGCTGGCAATTTCAGAACATCGACGCTTCTTCGCAAAATCAACCAGGGCGATATCAAAGGTGCATGTGATCAACTACGTCGCTGGACATACGCTGGTGGTAAGCAATGGAAAGGTCTCATGACTCGCCGTGAGATTGAGCGTGAAGTCTGTTTGTGGGGGCAACAATGAGCAGAGTAACCGCGATTACCTCCGCTCTGGTTATCTGCATCATCGTCTGCCTGTCGTGGGCTGTTAATCATTACCGTGATAACGCCATCGCTTACAAAGAGCAGCGCGACAAAAACGCCAGAGAGTTGAAGTTGGCGAACGCCACCATCGCTGACATGCAGCAGCGTCAGCGTGATGTTGCTGCGCTCGATGCAAAGTACTCGAGAGAATTAGCTAATGCGAAAGCTGAAAATGAAACTCTGCGCGCTGATGTTGCCGCTGGTCGTAAGCGCCTGCGGGTCAATGCCAGTTGCTACGCAGCCGTGCGTGAATCCACCGGACCCACCAGCGTGGATAATGCAACCATCCCCCGACTGGCAGACACCGCTGAACGGGATTATTTCACCCTCAGAGAGCGGCTGATGACGATGCAGATGCAACTGGAAGGGGCACAGGAGTATATCCGCACTCAGTGCATTAAGTAGCCTTTTTATCGTGGTAAACATTTCGCAGGGTATGAGGTATTTATGCCATCACTAATCCCACGTGCCTGCCGTAAGCGTGGATGTGCAGGTACAACCACAGACAGTTCTGGTTACTGCGATAAACATCGTGGCGAAGGATGGGTACAGCATCAACGCGGACTGAGTCGCCACCAGCGTGGCTATGGCTCGAAATGGGATGCCATACGTGCGCGCATACTGAAGCGTGATAATCATCTGTGTCAAAACTGCCTGCGCAATGGGAGAGCCGTTGAAGCCAGAACTGTGGACCACATCATTCCGAAAGCTCATGGTGGCACAGATGCAGACAGTAACCTGCAGAGTCTGTGCTGGCCCTGCCATAAAGCAAAAACAGCGCGCGAACGCATCAATTGATAACAGCTCCCATCTGCAGGGGAGGGGCGGGTCAAATCTCTGCAACCCTGGCTGTTCAGTACCGCCGCCTGACCTTTCCTCGCATCGCCGCAGGTTCGAAAACTTTTTTTTGGAATGTGATTAAATGATTGATAGGTAAAACCGATTATGTCAGGACCCCCGAAAACCCCGCCACGCCTGCATTTGATACGAGGCAACCCCTCAAAGCGCCCCGTTAAAGACCCCAAAAAAGCCGCTAAAAAGGATGAAAAAGGTCTCCCTAAAATTCCGCAACATTTAGGGGCGCAGGGGAAGTACTGGTTCAGGCGAATGGCGGAAGAACTGAATGCGGAAGGGATCATTTCTCAGCTTGATGCGCGTGCACTCGAGTTACTGGTGGAAGCCTACACCGAATACCGGCATCACTGCGAAACACTCGATGTTGAGGGGTACACCTACCGCACGGAAACGCAGAACGGTGATGTGCTGATTAAGGCACACCCGGCTGCTGCGATGAAAGCGGATGCCTGGAAGCGGATCCGGGCGATGCTTGCAGAATTTGGTATGTCACCGGCAAGCCGGGCGAAAGTAAATACCGCCGGACCGGATGATGTTGATCCGCTGGCAGAGCTTTTAAAAGCGAGAGACTGATGGCAAAAGTGGCTGACGGGATCCGCTACGCCGAACGTGTTGTTGCAGGAGAAATAGTCGCTGGCGAATTTGTCCGTCTGGCCTGCCAGCGTTTTCTTGATGATCTGAAGTATGGCGAAGAGCGGGGGATTTATTTTAGTGAACCCCGTGCGCAGCACATCCTGAATTTCTACAAATTTGTGCCTCATGTGAAAGGGGCGCTGGCAGGCCAGCCCATTGAATTGATGGACTGGCATGTATTTATCCTCATTAATATTTTTGGTTTTGTCATTCCGCTGGTGAATGAAGAGACCGGGGAAGTTGTCATGCGCAGCGATGGCAGCGGACGCCCGGTGATGGTGCGCCGGTTCCGGACGGCGTACAACGAAGTTGCCCGTAAAAACGCAAAATCAACCCTGTCATCGGGTATCGGTCTGTATATGACGGGGGCAGATGGTGAAGGCGGGGCTGAGGTGTATTCAGCCGCAACCACGCGTGACCAGGCCAGAATTGTGTTTGAAGACGCCAAAAATATGGTCAGAAAAGCCCGGTCGACACTCGGGCGGTTGTTTGATTTCAACAAGCTGGCGATTTACCAGGAGCAGAGCGCATCAAAATTTGAACCGCTTTCCTCGGATGCAAACAACCTGGACGGTCTGAACATCCACTGCGCCATTATTGATGAGCTGCATGCTCATAAAACCCGTGACGTGTGGGACGTTCTGGAAACGGCAACCGGTGCCCGTCTGCAGTCCCTGTTATTTGGTATCACCACGGCGGGCTTTAACAAGGAAGGGATTTGTTACGAGCAACGCGATTACGCCATCAAGGTATTGCGAGGCTATAACAGTGACGTGGAGGGCGCGGTAAAAGATGACTCCTACTTTGCGATTATTTACACGCTCGATGAGGGAGATGATCCGTTTGATGAAACGGTCTGGCAGAAAGCGAATCCGGGCCTGGGCATCTGTAAACGCTGGGATGATCTGCGTCGTCTGGCGAAAAAAGCGAAGGAGCAGGTCTCGGCGCGGGTGAATTTTTTCACCAAACACATGAATGTGTGGGTCACTGCCGAATCGGCCTGGATGGACATGATTAAGTGGGAGAAGTGCGAATATATTGCTCCACAGCATGAGCTGAAAACGTATCCCATGTGGGTCGGTGTCGACCTTGCTCATAAGATTGATATCTGCGCGGCGGCAAAACTCTGGCGAACCGATAACGGGCATGTTCATGCCGATTTTAAATTCTGGCTTCCGGAAGGGCGACTGGATCGGTGTTCACGGCAGCAGGCAGAACTTTACCGGAAGTGGGCGGAGATGGATAAGCTCATCCTGACGGATGGTGATGTTATCGATCATGCTCAGATAAAAAGTGACCTACTGGAATGGATTGGCGGTGAAAACCTGAGGGAACTGGGATTTGACCCGTGGAGCGCAATGCAGTTCAGTCTGGCGCTGGCTGAAGAAGGGATACCGCTGGTGGAAGTTCCGCAGACGGTCCGCAATCTGTCAGAGGCCATGAAGGAAACGGAATCACTGGTCTATGCCGGGCGTTTCCATCACAGCAATCATCCGGTCATGAACTGGATGATGTCTAACGTTACGGTGAAACCGGACAAAAACGACAATATTTTCCCGAATAAATCCACGCCGGAAGCCAAAATCGACGGTCCTGTTGCGATGTTTACAGCAATGAGCCGGATGCTGGTCAATGGCGGTGAACCGGAGCCGGATCTGTCTGAACACCTGATTAGTGTTGGTATCCGCTCGCTTTAACCGAGGGCATTATGTTTCTGATAATTCTCACGCCACTGGTGGGTGTGCTGGGGGCGCTTTTGCTGTCGTATGGTGCCTGGCTGATTTATCCCCCGTCGGGTTTTGTTGTTGCCGGGGCGCTGTGTCTGTGCTGGTCGTGGCTGGTTGCGCGTTATCTCGATCGCGGTCAGCGGGTCGCCTCCGGAGGTGAGTAATGTTTTTCCAGGGGCTTTTTCAACGCAAAAATAACACTCCCGTTACAACACCCGGGATGCTTGCGGAAGAGTTGGGATTGTCATACGACACCTATACCGGAAAGCGGATCAGCAGTCAGCGGGCCATGCGGCTGACGGCGGTGTATTCCTGCGTCAGAGTGCTGGCGGAGTCTGTTGGTATGCTGCCCTGTAGCCTCTACAAAATCACCGGCACCCTTAAAACACGGGCGGTGGATGAACGACTGCATAAGCTGATTTCGGCAAAACCCAATGGCTACATGACACCGCAGGAATTCTGGGAACTGGTCATTGTCTGCCTGTGTTTGCGGGGGAATTTTTACGCTTACAAGGTGAAGGCGCTGGGAGAAGTGGTGGAGCTTCTTCCGATAGATCCGGGTTGTGTGGAGCCGAAGCTGAACTGTCAGTGGCAGCCGGTTTATCAGGTGACGTTTCCGGATGGTTCCGTGGATGTGCTGACCCAGGATGAAATCTGGCATGTGCGTACTCTGACGCTGGACGGACTGGTCGGGCTGAATCCCATTGCGTATGCGCGTGAGGCCATTTCACTGGCAGCGGCAACCGAGGAGCACGGCGCCAGGTTGTTTGGTAACGGTGCTGTGACATCCGGTGTGTTGCGTACGGAACAAAAGCTCACGCCGGATGCTTATGAGCGCATGAAGAGGGATTTTGAGGAGCGTCATCTTGGGCTGGGTAATGCGCACCGTCCGATGATTCTGGAAATGGGGCTGGACTGGAAGCCGGTGGCACTGAATGCCGAGGACAGCCAGTTCCTGGAAACCCGCAAGTTTCAGTTGGAAGAAATCTGTCGTCTTTTCCGCGTGCCACTGCATATGGTGCAGAACACTGACCGCGCCACCTTCAACAATATTGAAGAGCTGGGGCTTGGCTTCATTAACTATTCCCTTGTGCCGTATCTGACCCGTATTGAACAGCGGATCAATACAGGGCTGGTGAGGGAGAGTAAAAAGGGAAAATTTTACGCCAAATTTAATGCCGGGGCGTTGTTGCGTGGTGACATGAAATCCCGCTTTGAAGCGTATGCCACGGGGATCAACTGGGGGATTTATTCCCCTAATGACTGCCGTGATCTGGAAGATATGAATCCCCGACCGGGCGGTGATGTGTATCTGACACCGATGAACATGACCACCAGTCCCTCTGCTGGCGATGACAACGGTAAGAAAAAGGAGAGTGGAGATGCAGACAAAACAGCGTCTTGATATACCGCTGAACCTGAAATCCGTCAGTGATTCCGGGGAATTTGAAGGTTACGGTTCTGTTTTTGGTGTTAAGGACAGCCACGATGATGTGGTGGTCCCCGGAGCCTTTACCACAACACTCCAGAAATGGAGCGAAAAAAAGGCGCTGCCTGCGTTGCTCTGGCAGCACCGCATAGATGAGCCCATCGGTGTGTACACCGAAATGAAAGAAGATGATGTCGGGCTTTATGTCAGGGGACGATTACTCATTGATGATGATCCCCTGGCAAAACGTGCACATGCCCATATGAAGGCCGGTTCTTTAACCGGCCTTTCTATTGGCTACATCCTGAAAGACTGGGAGTACGACCGTGAAAAAGGGGTATTCCTGCTGAAAGAGATCGACCTGTGGGAGGTCAGTCTGGTGACGTTTCCTTCCAATGATGAGGCTCGCATCAGCGATGTGAAAAATGCGCTGGCGCGTGGGGAGATCCCTGATCAGAAAATCATTGAGCGGGTCCTGCGCGATGTTGGACTTTCGCGAACCCAGGCCAAAGCATTCATGGCCGGGGGATACGGCGCTTTATCCCTGCGTAATGCTGAGGATGTGGATGCCGCACTGAATGCATTGAAAAATCTTAAATTTTAACCAGGAGTAAATAATGGCTGTTGATATTAAAGACGTTGAACAGGTCGCGCAGGATTTGCAGCAGAAGTTTGACGATTTTAAGGCAAAAAACGACAAGCGCATTGACGCGATCGAACAGGAAAAAAGCAAGCTGGCCGAACAGGTGGAAAGCCTGAACGGGCAAATCAGCGAGCTGGAGAACCTGAAAAGCGACCTGGAAAAAGAGCTGGCAGACATCAAGCGTCCGGCAGGCGGCACGCAAAATAAAGTTGCCGGTGAACACAAAGAAGCGTTTATCGGATTTATGCGCAAGGGGCGTGAAGACGGTCTGCGTGAACTTGAACGTAAGGCGCTTCAGGTAGGTAATGATGAAGATGGTGGTTATGCCATTCCGGAAGAACTGGATCGTACCATCCTGACGCTGCTGAAAGATGAGGTGGTGATGCGCCAGGAAGCCACTGTGATCACCCTCGGTGGCTCGGATTATAAAAAACTGGTGAATCTGGGCGGCACTAAGTCCGGATGGGTGGGGGAAACGGATACGCGTCCGGAAACCGCCACCTCAAAACTGGGGCTGATTGAACCTTTTATGGGGGAAATCTACGGCAACCCGCAGGCTACCCAGAAAATGCTCGATGATGCTTTTTTCAATGTGGAAGACTGGATCAACAGTGAACTGGCGCTGGAATTTGCCGAACAGGAAGAAATTGCCTTTACCAGTGGCGACGGCAGCAAAAAACCAAAAGGTTTTCTGGCTTATGAGTCCACCGATGAAGATGACAAGACCCGTGCGTTTGGCAAACTTCAGCACATCGCTTCCGGTTCGGCTTCTGGCGTGACCGCTGATGCGATCATTAAACTGATTTACACCCTGCGCAAGGCGCACCGTAGCGGCGCGAAGTTCATGATGAATAACAGCAGCCTGTTTGCCATTCGCCTGCTGAAGGATAACGACGGAAATTATCTGTGGCGTCCGGGCATTGAGCTGGGTCAGCCTTCTTCACTGGCGGGGTATGGCATCGTTGAGAATGAGCAGATGCCGGATATTGCTGCCGATGCAAAAGCCATTGCGTTTGGTAACTTCAAACGCGGCTATACCATTGTTGATCGCATCGGTACCCGTATCCTGCGTGACCCGTACACCAACAAACCGTTTGTGGGCTTTTATACCACCAAGCGAACCGGCGGTATGCTGGTGGATTCTCAGGCGATTAAGCTGATGAAAATTGGGGCCGCAACCCGCCAGAAAGCCGCGGCGTAATGCGGTTTTTTATGCCCGCACAGTGTTGCGGGCAGGAGTTTCTGATGGCAGCAATAGTGGAAAAACTCAGGGCGCAGTGCCGTATTGATACAGATGATGCAACTGATGATGAGTTACTGATGCTGTATTTCCGGGCTGCCTGCCGCAAGGCAGAAAATTTTATCAACCGTAAGCTTTATGAGGAGACGGTGCCGGAAGGTGATCCTGACGGGGTGCTTATAGCTGATGATGTTTTGCTGGCGCTCATGTTGCTGGTCGGACACTGGTACGAAAACCGGGAAAATTCCTCAGATGTCAGCAAGGCACCAGTCCCGTTTGGTTTTTCTTCTCTGCTGGAGCCTTATCGTTTTATTCCTTTGTAGGAGGAACCATGCAGGCGGGCAGATTACGTGATCGCGTAACTATTCTGAATGTCACCACCGCCCGCTCTCCGTCAGGGCATCCGGTGGAGACGGTGACGGAGGGAGCTACCGTATGGGCAGAAGTTAAGGGTATCAGCGGGAGGGAGATAATCTCAGGCGGAGCAGAAACCGCTCAGGCTACGGTCAGAGTCTGGATGAGATTCCGGCGCGATGTGACAGCGACTTCACGTCTGAAAGTGCTGACCGGTGCATTTAAAGGGGCCATTCTGGGTATAGAAGGTCCACCAATACCGGATGCACGCGCCACCCGGCTTGAAATACTCTGCAGCCTGAAGGGGAATGTGTGATGGATTTCAGTCTTGATTTTTCCGGCCTGGCGGATATTGCACGGGATCTGGAGACGCTCAGCAGGGCAGAAAACAATAAGGTTCTGCGCGATGCCACCCGTGCCGGTGCTGAAGTTATGCGGGATGCAGTTGTTGAACGTGCGCCGGAGCGAACCGGGAAACTGAAGAAAAATGTGGTTGTTCTCACTCAGCGTTCAAAGCGTCGGGGGGAAATTATCTCGGGTGTCCACATTCGCGGACGGAACCTGCGAACCGGAAACAGTGATGACAGCATGAAAGCCAGCGATCCCCGAAATGCGTTTTACTGGCGCTTTGTGGAGCTGGGAACGATAAACATGCCCGCGCATCCATTCATTCGCCCGGCTTTCGATACGACAGAGGAGCTGGCGGCGCAGGTTGCCATACAGCGAATGAATCAGGCTATTGATGAGGTCTTAAGTAAATGAGGGAGGCCACACTGTATTCCCTGCTGTCTCAGCTGGCCGGAGGACAGGTATATCCTTATGTGGTCCCGCTGACGGAGGGAAAGCCTGCGGTATCTCCGCCGTGGCTGGTGTTTTCTGTGGTGTCTGACACGGCGTCTGATGTGCTTGATGGTCAGGCTGAATCCAGAATTGTCGTGCAGATCGATGTCTGGGCGACGGTACCTGATGACGCAGATGATATTCGTGAGCAGGCGCTTGATGCAGTAAGGAAACTGGCACCTTCCGTTATTTCTAAAACGCAGGGTTATGATCCTGACTCCCGTCTGAGCAGAGCCACGCTTGAATTTCAGGTAATAGCCTGAGGTCGTTAATGATTTTACCCACCCGCCGCTGGCGGGTTTTTTATTTTCAGGAGACGAGTATGTCCTCTAATTTTGAGCGTTCGCAACTGACGAAAATTATGATTTCGTCTGCACCGGTAACAGCAGAAACCCTGGATTCTGCCAGCTATCTTGGCCTGAGCTGTACAATCAAAGAGGTGCAGTTTACCGCAGGACAAAAGCAGGATATTGATGTCACCACGCTGTGTTCTGTTGAGCAGGAAAATATTAACGGTCTTGGTGCCGCGTCAGAGATTTCCATGTCAGGCAACTTTTACCTCAATGCTGCCCAGAACGCGTTGCGCAGTGCCTATGACAATGACACCACGTATGGCTTTAAAGTTATTTTTCCGTCAGGAAACGGATTTACCTTTATGGCAGAGGTGCGTCAGCATACCTGGTCTGCAGGAACCAATGGTGTTGTGGCTGCAACGTTTTCCCTGCGCCTGAAAGGTAAACCTGTGCTGACGACAGAGCCGCTGAAAGTGAAGGTCGATTTAAACAGCACGCTGCAGGTTTCTGCCGGAGCGAAACTCGAAATGGTGGTTGAGGCTGCCGGTGGTGTGCCGCCTTATTCTTATGTCTGGAAGAAAGGTAGTTCTCCTGTTTCCGGACAGACGGCGGCAACGTTCAGTAAGGCATCAGCAGCATCTGGTGATGCCGGTGCGTATACCTGCGAGATTTCTGATTCAGCAAGCCCGGTTAACAAAGTGACCTCCACTTCCTGCACTGTAACCGTCAGTTAATGAGGATGGATGTGATGACTAAAAATATCCGTAATCTGGCACTGGCAACGATGTCGGGGTTTCGCCATAAAACCGTTGATGTGCCTGAATGGGAGGGAGCAACGGTTGTATTACGGGAACCTTCTGCAGAAGCCTGGTTGCGCTGGCAGGAGATCGTTAAAGCCAGGGAAGATGATACATCGCCATCTGTTGCAGAGCGTGCCCGCCGAAATCTGGAGGCGGACGTTGAACTGTTCATTGATGTTCTGTGTGATACCGGACTGCAACCTGTATTTTCAGAGGATGATCGTGAACAGGTGATTGCCGTGTATGGCCCGGTGCATGCGCGGCTTCTTCGGCAGTCTCTGGAACTGATCAGTGATGCCGGAGAGGTTAAAAAAAAGTAGCGCTTCCGGGGATGCGTTTTCTGATGATGCTGGCGCTCAGGATGGGGCGCACATTGTCAGAGTTACGCCGGGAAATGTCCGCATCAGAAATCATGATGTGGGCAGAATTTGACAGGTTCAGCCCGCTGGGAGACGAACGGGCTGATATCCGGGCTGCCCAGATTGTTTCAGCTGTTTACGGTGCGCAGGGGGTCAAAGTGCCACTGAATGATGCGCTTCTTCAGTGGGAGAAGGAGCAGACAGAAGGCGTATCAGATCCATTTGCCGGACTGGAAAACGCGCTTTTAATAGTGTCTCAGTGAGTCAACATAACCGCTTCGGCGGTTTTTTTTTCGTCCGGAGAATGAGTGTGGCGACATTACGTGAACTGATTATTAAAATCTCGGCAAATTCCCGGTCATTCCAGTCAGAGATCTCCCGGGCTTCGCGTATGGGGCAGGATTACTACCGTACCATGCAGAACGGAGGCCGGCAGTCCGCTGCTGCATCCCGTGAAATGCGGCGTGCACTGGCAGAAGTGACGGATCAGATAAATACAGCTAAATCTTCGGCACTGAATATGGCGGGGGCATTTGCCGGGGCTTTTGCTACCGGTCATCTTATTTCTCTCGCCGATGAGTGGAATTCAGTAAATGCCCGTCTGAAGCAGGCCTCACAGTCCAGTGATGATTTTCAGGCATCACAGCGTGAATTAATGGCGATCAGCCAGAGAACGGGGACGGCGTTTTCTGATAACGCCAGCCTTTTTGCCCGTTCTGCAGCTTCCATGCGGGAGTATGGTTACAGTTCTGAGGAGGTACTGAAAGTCACCGAGGCGATCTCCACGGGCCTGAAATTATCCGGTGCCAGTACAGCAGAAGCCAGTTCGGTGATCACGCAGTTCAGTCAGGCACTGGCGCAGGGAGTGCTGCGCGGTGAAGAGTTTAACTCGGTGAATGAGAACGGCGATCGTGTTATTCGTGCGCTGGCTGCGGGAATGGGGGTTGCCCGTAAGGATCTGAAGGCCATGGCGGATAACGGAAAGTTGACCGCCGATAAGGTTGTTCCTGCACTGATTAGTCAGCTTGGGGCATTACGTGATGAATATGCGGCAATGCCTGATACGGTTTCATCCTCTGCAACCAAAGTTGAAAACGCCTTTATGGCCTGGGTTGGTGGTGCGAACGAGGCAAGCGGAGTGACGAAGACGCTCTCCGGTGTGCTGAATGGTATTGCAGGCAATATTGACACTGTGGCAACCGCTGCCGGTGCTCTGGTTGCCGTCGGGGTAGCCCGATATTTTGGCAATATGGCGTCTTCTGCTGGATCTGCAACTGCCGGATTAATTACTGCAGCCAGAAACGAAGTGGCTCTTGCGGAAGCGCAGCTCCGGGGGACACAGATAGCAACAGCCAGGGCGCGTGCGGCGGTTTATCGTGCGCAACAGGCGGTTGTTGCTGCTCGCGGTACCGAAAGGCAGGCAGCCGCAGAAGCGAAACTGGCTGCTGCCCAGGCATCACTTACCCGTAATATTGCGGCCAGAACAGCAGCACAGACAACGCTGAATACTGTCACGTCAGTGGGAAGTCGTCTGTTAAGTGGAGCACTGGGACTGGTTGGTGGGGTGCCGGGGCTTGTCATGCTGGGGGCCGCGGCCTGGTACACGATGTATCAGAATCAGGAGCAGGCCAGAGAATCTGCACGCCAGTATGCCGCAACAATCGACGAAATTCGCCAGAAAACGTCGGCAATGTCGCTTCCTGAAGCGTCAGATAATGAGGAAAAGACGCGGCAGGCACTGGAGGAACAAAATCGCCTGATTAGCGAACAGGAAGGAAAAATTCGCGGACTGAAAAATCAAATTGCTGATTATCAACGTTGGCTTGATGAAAGTTCGCAGAGTGGTTCGGGTGCTGAAATCATCCTTAAAGGGCTTGCCGAAGCAACAAATCAACTGGCAGTTGAACAATCCCGTCTCACTCAAATGCAGGGCAAAGCGCAATCTATTCAGGATGTGCTTGCCGGGCTGGAGGAGCGACGGGTGGCGTTGATCCGTCAACAGGCGGCGGAACAAAACAAAGCGTATCAGTCCCTGTTGATCATGAATGGGCAGCATACCGAGTTTAATCGCCTTCTTGGGCTTGGTAATGAATTACTTCAGCAGCGACAGGGGCTGGTGAATGTACCGTTACGGCTACCACAGGCAACCCTGGATGATAAACAGCAGACCGCACTGAATAACAGCAAGCGCGAACTGGCTCTGTCCCGCCTTAAGGGGGAAGCGCGTGAGCGTGCCCGACTGGGCTATGCTGCGGATGATCTCGGCTTTGTGGGAGAGGCGTATCAGACAGCCAGACAGAATTATATCAATAACTCACTGGATGCCTGGCGAAATAACCAGGCAAATAAACCCAAAACGCATAAAAAGACCGAAGCGGAAAAAACAGAAGATATTTATAAACGGCTGATTAAACAGCAAAAAGAACAGATAGCACTGGCAGGGCAGAATACTGAACTGGCTAAGATGAAATATCAGGTCAGTCAGGGCGAATTATCAACCTTATCAGAAGCGCAGAAACAAACCCTTTTACAGAATGCAGCACTCATCGACCAGAAAAAAATTCGTGAGCAAATTGCTGCTTATGAAAGCAGCCTGGCGGACAGTAACGCCAGTGTCAGGGCATCAAATGAGGCTCAGTTGTTAGGGTATGGAGACGGAACACGAATACGTGAGCGGCTTCAGGAAATGTGGAACATCCGACAGGAGTTTGAGCAGAAAAATAATGAGTTGCTGAGACAGTACCAGACCGGAGAAATCGAAGAAGCCCTGTGGAAACAGGAAAAAACGCTGAATGAAAAATATCTGGAGGAGCGTCTCAACGATCAGCAGGATTATTATGCAAAGGCCGATGCTTTACGCAGTAACTGGAATGCCGGGCTCAAAGAGGGGCTGACGAACTGGGCAGACAGTGCCACTGATTATGCTTCACAAGCGGCAGATGCGGTCGTTTCCACTATGGATGGTCTGGTTTCAAATATTTCTGAGGCACTGGCCGGAAACGTTGTGGACTGGAGAAACTGGGGGAGTTCGATCCTTCAGGAAGTTTCAAAAATCCTGATGAACGCGGCAATTGTTAACGGGCTGAAATCACTCTCCGGGACAATGTCGGGAGCGGGGGGATGGATTGGTAGTGTTGGCGACTGGCTTTCCGGTGCAGTGGCAAACGCAAAAGGTGGTGTTTATACATCGGCAAATCTGAGTGCTTACAGTAACACCATTGTGGATACCCCGACGTATTTTGCTTTTGCGAAAGGTGCCGGGCTGATGGGCGAGGCCGGGCCTGAAGCTATCATGCCACTGACCCGGGCAGCGGACGGCTCTCTTGGAGTCAGAGCCATTGGCAATGTGAATGGTGGCGGGGGATTTGTTTATTCTCCCGTGTATCACATCAGTATTCAGAATAAAGGGAGCAATGGCGAGATAGATACACAGTCAGCCAGGGGGCTGGTGGATCTGATCGACAGCAGGGTTGTGTCAATTATGCAGTCATCACGTCGGGACGGAGGATTATACAGTGCCTGAGCCTGAAGTTTTTAACTGGATCCCCCGCGAGGGGATGGAGACGACACGAAAGCCATCTGTTATTACGGTAAAGTTCGGTGACGGATATGAACAGCGGCGGGCTGGTGGTCTGAATGCGGATCTGAAAACGTTTAAACCGGTGTTTCGTGTCACAGATGAATATTCCCGTGCTGCGCTGGACAGTTTTTTATCCCGTCATGCCGGGATACGTGCTTTTTTGTGGCGCCCGCCAAAACACAACAGGACTGTCAGGGTTGTCTGCAGGGAGTGGAGTACTTCGGATAATGCCATGTATACCGATTTTAACTGTACCTTTGAAGAGGTCACTCACTGATGCAGGATATACAACAGGAAACACTGAATGAATGTATCCGTGCGGAGCAGTCGGCCAGCGTGGTGCTCTGGGAAATTGATCTGACAGAGGTCGGTGGGGAGCGTTACTTTTTCTGCAATGAGCAGAACGAAAAAGGTGAACCGGTTACCTGGCAGGGGCGAAAGTATCAGGCGTACCCCATTCAGGGAAGCGGCTTTGAGATGAACGGTAAGGGCAGCAGCGCACGTCCCACACTTAAGGTATCAAACCTGCACGGCATGGTCACCGGGATGGCGGAAGATCTGCAGAGTCTGGTCGGCGGAACGGTGGTCCGGCGTAAGGTTTACGCCCGTTTT